TATCTTAAATGTGTAGGCAAAAGCTGTTGTGCTACCATTACCTGAATATGAATTTTTTACTGTAGTTGAAGATATTGTCATATTAGTTTCTCTATATTATTATTTATTATCATTATCAACCTTATAATACATCATATCTAGTCCTCTTTTTGCTGTTTTTATCATTAAAAGATAGTGAGCATCTATTAATTCTCTCTTCTCGTCAGCAGTATATTTTTTAGTATTATATATATTTCTTATAACATAATTTATTTCTTTTAAAGCATCTCTTACATTTAATAATTGTTTAACATTTTTATCTTTCATGTTAATTTTTTTTCTAATTTTAAGAGCTTCTTGTATATTACCTTGTTTTTCTAAAGCTAATATACTACCAATGTCTTTATCTATTTTAGCAAACTCTTGATAAAAATCAGTTATAAATTCAGATCCGCCACTTGGGTCTCTTAGATTAAATGCTCTGATACCTGGTATAATTGTTAGATTATCTGTAGGTTTAATTGGATCTTCTATAATACCAAACTCTACTAAACCTTTGTCTGTCATTTGTATGACAAACCTACCTAAACTAGCAAACCAAGCATTTAAAAAATTATCAATAAATATAGGATTATCTAATTTAGTATAATCATTTCCAATCATAGTATTGATAGCTCTTGATATACCTTTAGCAACTTCAGATGTATAGGTTGTGTATTGATATTTAGATAATAATTTTTTATCCATATAATCTGGAACAATAGGTTTACCTGTAAAAAAACTTTTATTCATATATGTTTCTATAATAGGAGTTAAAAATGTAGGGGTTGGATTTATATTTTTTAATTGTGATATTCCAAAGTCATAAATAAAATCATTAATTTCATCTGGATGTTCTTTGTTTAACCAATCTAATAATTGCTCTGTACCCGTACCAAACACCACACCAAGATCAAAAGGTTTAGATATTCTATAAGGAACACCATCATGTACGACTACCCAATAATTATTTTTTACCCACTCTGGTTGTCTTTGATAAATAGGATCATCTTTGTTTGCTAACCAAAAATATATAGATGGAAGTATAATAGCACCTGTAATCATAGTAAATGCTCTTGCTGGTCTTTGTTTAAAAGCATCATAAATTTTTGCATAACCTTGTAGTCTTGCATTATAAAATGCAGATATTTGATTTAATCCTTTCATTTTTAAACCCATTTTAGAATAATCAATAACTATATCTCTTGATTCAAATCCACCTCTTTCAATAGCCTCCTTTTCTGTTAGTCCTGCTTTTTTAGATTTTTTATAAGCTCTTTTAAATTCAGATATTCTTGTCATATTTTCTGAAAACTCTGATAATATTCTTAAATACTCTAGTGGTGTTTTAAGTAAATTTCTAATAGGTCCTCTATTTAAAATTTCAAAAGCTGGTTTATCAAATATATTTCTATCAAGAGAAATTAAAGTAGATTGCATACCACCTGATCTAACCCACTTTTGATATATCTGTTGTGATTTTTTTGATAATCCTGATTTACCCATAACCAAAGTTATAGCTCCTTCTAATGAACTCCATAAAGGTACAAATCCATATTTACTGAATACAGCAGCAGAAACTGTATCTCTTAATATATTAGCAAATACAAAGTCAGGTGATGCAGTAGCACCTGCTCTTAACCATTTAGCAGGAGCATTTAATCTAAACATTTTAATATAATCACCCATAGCTCTTGGGTCAAAATCTTTTAAAGCACCAGCTAATTCTTTTCCAACTTCATAAACTTCAAACTTACCATTTCTCATTACACCTACAGAAGTTTCATCAGGTTGTAAAAATTCTTTTCTAAATACTTTAAAATTTTCTATAGCTTTATCAGATATAAAATTTTTAGATGTAGTATCTAATATAGATTCTAATTCTTTTCTTTCTATTTTTATTTCTTTACCAGTTGTTTTCTTTTTAATGTCAGGAAATATTTTTTCATTTGCTTTAACAAAATCAAAAAATTCTATAAGAGCTGCATTTCGTTCAGCAAGTTTTATAATATGAAATGTATTACTATAAACAGTTTCTATTGGATCAATAACATCTCTTTCAGATCCTTTAATTCTTTTAAAAGGATTAGATACATTTTTAGTATAACCTTTTTCACCTTCTATTGCTTCAAGAACTCTTGCAAAAGGAACATAATTTTTATTAGCTTCTGTTATTGCCTCAAATGCTTCTTTAGTTATTAAACCTCTATCTCTTGCATATTCTAATATTCTTAAATTATAAGCGTCAAATTCATTAGATATTTTATCATACTTCTTAATTAAATTTTTATTAGCTACAACCTCTTGAGCTGCCTTTAAATCAAATCCATGATCAATTCCTCTTTTTTCTAATTCAACAATTCTTTTAGAAACTTTATAAGTATTAAATTCTAAATATGATTTTTTATCTTTACCTATAGGTTTTAGTACCTCTTTAAAAGATTTACCATTTACTTTTAAATTTTTATCTAAAGTTCCTATTTCAATAAAGTGTCCAGCTCTATGCTGCATACCAACAAGAGTTCTAAATCTTTCGTAGATACTTAATTGTTTAGTTCTATTTTTTGTTTTATCTACTTGTCTAACCATTCGAAGTATTGGATGATGTCTATCTAACAATTCTTGAGTTAATTTATTTTTAGTTCCTTTTACATTTACTTCTTCTTTTTCAAAACGAAGTTTATTTAAAATTTTATTTTCAGCTTCTGTTTCTAATTTAATATCTTTTTTAAAACTATCTTCTTTAAATACAGGTTCTTCTTTTATTTTTTCGTAAGCTCTTGGTATTTTTATATTTTTACTTGATAAATCTTCGACAACTGTTTTATCAGCTACATAATCTGTTAATATATCTATTGCATTGTTATTTGTTTTTTTAATTGTATTTACAACTTTTGCACTGCCTGATTCAGCTAATCCAAATACACCAAATAAAATTGTAGAATCAATTAATTGATCTTTACTAGGTAATTCTTGTTCTATAATTGCACCTGATCCTTCAAATCCAGCAACTCTTAATAAAAGTTTAGATAAAAAGTTTTTCCCATAACCTCCTAATTTAAAAGCACTACCTAATTGTATTGCTTCTTTTCCACCAGCTTTAATTCCTTCTTTTGTATAAATATCCCAAAACTCTGACCAACTATGTACCTTACCTTCTTGCAACATATTCAAATATGTTTCTCTAATTGATCCTGCAAAAAAACCAGAAGCAGCAGCAGTGACAGTTTTACCTGCACGACCCCAAGTTAAAAGGTTTGTAAGCAAAGCACCTGTTAAATATACTGGTAAATCTTTTGTAATAACTGCAAGATTTTGAATATTTCTTTCAATAATACCTGTATCTTCAAAAGGTTCAAGCACATAACCATCAGGTAAACCTGCACCATCATTACCTGGTAACTGATGATAGTTTTGAATTAAATCTATAATACCCATATTGAAACCTCTATCCCAATATTTTTCTACCTCAAAAACTTCACCAACTAATTTTTCTTTTAAAGAAGTATTATCAGGTTCATTTTTTTCTACCTCTAATAATTTTTCGTAAGTTGATTTGGTTTCTTCTTTACCTAAATTAATTATGTTATTCCATATTTTTTTTATTGGTCCTCTATCTATTGGTTCATAACCAAACTCTGCTAAAATTTCATCACTTTCAAATCCAGCATTTTCTAATGTTAATATTTTATCTTGTTTCCAATCACTAATTTCTTGTGATGAAAATCCACCTTTCTCTAACGCTTCTAATTGCGTAGTTAAAGTTGTCATTTTGCTAATCCTATTCTTTTTAAATAGTCATTTGTAGATTCACCAGGTAATCTTTTAGCATCTGTTTCTAAATTAAATGTTTTATTTTTTTTAATTTGGTCTATCATTTCTTTAAAAATTTTATTTGCATTAGGCATAAAATTTAAAACATCTTTTCCAATAAATTCTTTTTTTGTAGGATCAATTAAAGTTTTTGCAGGTATTCCATTTTTAATACCATTAATATATCTTGAATACATTACATATTTAAAATTATTTAATCTATCATCTAAACCTGGATCAATGCCTTGTAATACAGGAGAACCTTGAACTGGCATTTTATAGTAATCTATAAACTCAAAAAATGTTTTCATTTCAGAGTATGTTTCTGGATTTTTATTTTGTGAATCAATCATTGAACTTAAAAATGTAAGGTCTTTTAAATTAACACCATTTTCATATCTTTCTATAATTGATTTTCCTTCACCAGTTTCTCCTGGTAACAAAAATTTATCTGTTACTTGATTGATTTCATCATTAACAATTAAATTAATTATTTGAGAATTAGAGTCAAAACTTGAAACAGATTTACCTTTAGTATTAACAATTTTTTCATTTAAAGATTTGAATTGTTCAATAATAACAGGAGTATTTCCAAATAATTGTTCTATCTGTTGATCGAATATACCTTTTTTTTTATCCATTTCTTCTATTATTTCTTTTGATTGTAAAGCTGTTTCTGCTGATAAAATTCGATTTTGAGCTAAAATACTAAACTCCATATCAGTTCTTTTAGCTCTTGCTTTTTTATTAAAGAAAGTTTTAAATTCAGTTCGTTCTGTTGCAGACAAGCTATTATATAAATCTACTAATTCTTTATTATTACCAAATGTTCCTTTAGCTATTTCATCATAAGCTCTACTTAATAAAGCAGGTGCAGCATCTGGAGGTAAATCAAGTGATCCTGTTAATACTTGAAACTTACTTTGTAATATATTTTTATCTGCTGTAGCAGATAATGTTATCCTTTGTTCAGCAGATAATAAATCAAATTTACCAGCTTCAAGTGCTTTTTTAAAAGCAAAAGGTTGTGCAGTAGCCATACTTTCTGCTAAAGTTGTTATACCAAATTTACTATATGCTTTAATTAAAATTTTCTTTTGACCTTCATCATAATTTGTATTTGAATTAATTTTATCAATTACTTTTTGAGTATATATATCTATATATACTGGTCCTACATCTTTTAACACCAATGCTTCTTTAGAGATATAATCTTCATCTACATCTTTTGATAATGTAATTTGCTCTAACCTTGATCCTTCGAGAGCTTTTGTTTTTAAAATACCTGCTGTAGAATAAAATTTTTTCTCAATAGCTTTTATAGTAAAATTATCGATTTTACCAAATTTATTATTTTTAAAATAATTATATAAACTATTTACTTCTTGATCATGTATTAAAGCAGCATCTGTTGGGTTTCCATTTTTTTTTGTTTCACTTTGAATTGTAAATAAACCTTTTTGAACAACAATTCCATTTTTATCTTTTTGATCTATGTACATATCAGACAATAATTGATATGCTTTATTATCTGCTTCTAATTTTTTTTCTTGTATATATTCTTTAGTTAAAAAATTTGTAACGGGTTCTACTGTTCTAAAAATATTTTCAGTAACCTTAATACTAGGTATAGTTCCAGTACTTCCAGTTTCTGATGTTATTCTTCCTTGTATATCGTATGTTGGTATCTTTGGCATACTATCCTGTCATTGTTAATAAACTTGTTCCTGCTTGACTAGCAATTCTAATTTGTTCCATTCTTGATCTTTGTTTTGCAAGAGATCCTTCTATTCTTGCAAATGATGCTTCTTCAAAAGCTCTAGCTTTTCCTACTTCTGCATTATATCTCATTATATCTTTTTCTATTTCTGCATTATATAAATTTGATAATTTAATTAATTTTGCTGTACCAGAAAATTCTGCTCCAGATTTTAAAGTATTAACAACTTGAGTTGATTCAAGCTGTTTAAATTTTTTATCAAATTTTTGTAAATCTAAAGTTAATTGATTTTCAAGAGCTTCAGCTTTTTGTTCTGCTACTAATGCTCTTCTATTAAAAGCTGCTTCTTGATATGAACCAATAGCACTTGCTTGTTGCATACCAAGTAATGCTGTTCCACCTACTATAAATGGTGCTACTGGAGCTAAAAATCCCATTAAAATATCCTCGCATATCTATATTGGTCTGAACCATCAAAACCATAGTGTTTCATTAATCCCTCGTTTTTTAATCCTAACCACTCTGCAAATCTTATACCCTTATCAAAGTCTGATCTTACAGCAGTTTGAACTCTTTTAATATTATAATTTCTTGCAAGTTTAGCAAAATCTTTTTTGATTGCTTTTGCAACTGATAAAGGATGATTCCAAACATCTTTTGTTGCAATCACCCAACCCTCTGCGACCTGACCCCAAATCATTTTCATACCAGCAGCAAAGATTGGCTTTCTACCTACGAGTCCTGTAAAAGAAAGGTGGTCTTGCACAAGGTTCATAGCATCTCCTTCAAATCTAGCATCCTTATCCATAAGTGCGTGGTTCATTTGACACGATAGTATAAATCTTCCATGTTCAGCAGTATAAGGTATTATATATAGCATATTATCCATCATTAGTAGTTAATCTTGGGTATAACGATAAAATTGTAAAAGGTAAAGGTTGTGTTTGTCTAACAAAGATAAAACCATCTGTTTCATAGTTTCCTCTAAACTCTACCTCTTTATCTCCTGTAAATGGTGGTATACCTTCATCCATTAAATCAGCAGAACTTCTAAATGGTATTCTTTCCATATCATTTAAGTTTGGTCCAACCTCAACACCTATTGTTTCAAACATTCTTACAGTAATATCATATATTCTTTTTGTTTTACCTTGTGATGTTCCATTTTGTGATCCAGCATTTAATCTCATTGTTTGTAGTAAAGATGTGTAAGCTAAACCAACTTTTACATTTAGTGCAGAACGATCTAAAGTTACACTACCAGAGTTTACAGTTTTATCTGGGTGTGATGCACCATCTGCCAATATAGAAACAGTTTGTCCTTCAAGATGATCTAATCCTGATATAGTGCTTACAGCACTACCACTATAACTTAACTGACTATCTAAAAAATTAAATGATGTATTATCTGTTTGATCAAAATCAAACACATTTAAACATTCTACAAATCTTCTAGTAGCACCATTAATTGTTCTTTTAATAATTACATAAACTTCATATTCAGTATCATCTGTTGGGATTACAGCAACACTTTCACAAACTGCTTTACCTTCATCAGTTTTTGCTAATCTAACATTGTCATCTAAAGATTTGATCGTTAAGAATCCTGTAGACAATGGTGAGCTTTCTGTAATCGTAACTACATTACTACTAACTGTTGCTGTAAAATCAGAGTCAGCATCTATTAATGTTTTTAAGTTTGTAGCTGTTTGGTTGTTACTAGATGTTGTGTGAAACTTACCAGTTGTAGAAGATGTAGCAGATGTAAAGGTTGTAGTTGTTCCATCTGCTTTTGTTAAAACTATTCTTGTACCATCTGCTATGTTTGCAAAATCAGTTACTGTTATTGTTGCATTACCAAATCTACCACCAAAGATATGTCTGTGCCAAGCTGTTACTTGTTGTTCTCTTTGATAAGTTAATGCAACTAATTCACCATCATTTCTTGTAGCATAAACAATTTGATTTGGTTCTTGTTGATATGCAATTTGTGTTAAACCACCTTCACTAATATGTTCAGCAAGGATAGTCATATCAGGTGCTATATAACCATCAACATCAAAGTTATATGCTAATTCTCTTATTTTTCTTTTAGCACGTTGTAAAAATAATGTTGCATTACCTACAGCTATTGCATCTACATTTGCTGAACCATGGTTAGATTGTTTTTTAATTAATATGTTTGTTGGTGTAATAGCACTATCAGTACCACCACCAGATACAGTAAACTCACCACCTGCTGTACCAATAATTAAAGTTCTAGTTGCTGTCATAAAACGAATAGCATTAACTTGGTTAGATGCGATTGTATAAATAATTGCATCATCATCAGCTACAGTTCCACCAATATTTGCATCCATGTTTTCATAATCACCTGACCTTGAAAAAAATATTGTTTGTGGTTGTTCAGTTGTTCCTGCAAATACTAATCGTTGTTCAAAAAAGGTTACGCAAGAAGGATGACCTGTCGTATCAGAGAAAGCTCCTAGTCGCCAATCTGCTGTAGCACTAGCACTATCTAAAGCTGTTAATATTTCTATAGTTGCATTTGTTGTATCTGCAACAGCAGTTATTTTTGCATAGCCACTATTTAAAAAAACAAATCTACCAACATCTGTTGATTGAAATCCTGATCCGCCATTAATACCAGTAACCGCAGAAGCAACCAAAGCTACACCTGTACCTACTGCTGATTGACCTGGATTTAAAGTTGTATCAGTTGTGTTTGCATCTTGCATTGGTCCTTTGGTAAAACTACAATCTGCTAGTGTCCAAGATGTATGACCAGTACGAGATAGTTTTTCTACCTCATGTTCTGGATGTGTGATGTACATAACATCAGCACTTTGTGCAAATTTCAAATCAAATAATTGTGCAGTAGTATAAGGTGTTGCTATTTCAAAAACTTTATTAGATACACCACCTGAAGCATAAGCAGTAAATGATGTACTATTTATATCAACACCATCTTTGTCTTGTAATTCAAATGTATTGGTAGTTTTATCTGCAACTAAAAATCTTTTACCATTAACTTCTGTCATACCAGATACACCACTAATTAATACTTCATCACCATTATCATAACCATGTGAAGTTGCAGTTACGACAGCAGGATTAGCTTGTGTAATTCCTGATATAGTTTTATCTCCTTCTAATACAGCACCTTTATCTTTATACACTCTCATTTTTAAATTTGAAAACTCAAGCATATAAGTTTGTGTTGTTGAAAATTCAAAAGGTATTAATCTTGTTTTATTATCACTATCAGCTACTTCAGCTATAAATGTAGAACCTGGTCTACGAGCTGCTGACCCATGTGGATATACAACTAAATTTTCTAATGTTGAGCAACTTGATGAATATTTTGTTAAATCAGTTCTACCATCTAATCTTGGTGATAGTTCACCACCTGTAAAGTTTGTAAGTTCAACAGCAACCCTAGCCATTTATTAAAACCTTGAGTTGATAAATGTACTTGCATCTATTTGATCTGACATACCTAAATCTTGATCTATATTTTGACCTTCGGTTGAATCTACAAATCTAGCATCTTTTAATTTATCTTGAAATAAATTATACATATTAGATGCTGTTTGATTATTAGATGTAACTGCAAAAGCTATATCAGCACCTAAAGCAGCAGATAAGGTTTCTCTTAATGATTCATCATATTCATTGGGATCTGTAATTCTTGCAATATATAATATTTTCATACTAGATGTATTGCTTAATACTTTTCTACCTTCTACTTTGTAGTTTGAATCAAAATCTAATATTCTAAGCAATCGTAAACAATCTGCTGGTAGTGTATATGCAAACTTAAAACCCCATGCAGGAGCTGTAGTGTCTGCTGCTAGTTCTTGTCTTTTTTGTAAGCAGTTCCAAGGATGTGATCTAAATACTGAATCTCTTACTTGATTAAATCTTTGGTTGCAAAGTCTTGCATTTTTAGAATCTTCTGTAAGTGAAAGGATTGTTGTAGCTCCTAATTGATTTAATGCTCCATTACAAATTTCTACTACTGATGCCATATAATCCTTAATATATTTTTAAGACTTGTTTGTCTATCTTTTTATAAAAAGGTGGGGATTTCTCCCCACCTAATATCTATTTATTAGTCAACAGTGTATTCAATAACAAAGCTCAAATCACCAGCAGTATCACCAGCAGCATCAAAAGTTAATGCAACGTAGTAGTACCCACCAGGATCAGAAGATTGTCCAGCATCTTCCCAGACTTTCTGTCCACATTTGTTAATGTCTCTAGCTTCAAACGCTACTTCAGTTCCTGTAGTTACCGCACCTCTAAGGTCAGTAATTGCAGAAGCGTAAGCGTCATCATCTACAGCAGCAATAGCTGTTGTGTATAAACCAACGTCAGTTGTCATAGTAGTTCCAGAATCTAAATCGTCATTAAACAATTTGATTGAGGATACACTAGCATTAGTTGGTACAGGTGCTAACATAACTGTATCACCTGCTGATAAGTCTCCTGATGCCAAAGCGATAGTTCCTTGAGCAATTCTTTTTACGCCATGCAATTGCTGGGAATCATTTTTGACTGAAGGAGTTGCAACAAAATTTGTTACAATATCTGTATTAACATTCGCCATATAATCCTCCTATTACGATTCTGTTGCTTGTACTTCAACAACTTTCGCTTCTTCCATACGAGTAGCACCAATGCTCATGCAGTAGTAAACTTGAGTAGCATACGATTTGTCTGCTCTCTCATCTATTCTAGCTTGAACATCTTTACCAACCGCAAGAGCAATACCATCTTGTGCAAAAGCAATGCACGATCTAGTAGTGCCAGATAGCGATAGTCTGTTTGATACAATAAAGTTAAAACCAAGGAACGAGTTGATTTCACCATTTGCCAATGCTTTGACAGTGTTGAAGTCTGAACTTGTAACCTCAGTTGTTCCTAAAAGATCAGTGATCTGCTTCGGAGATACTATGATGTGTCTTGGTATAGATGGATCTACACTACCTAAATCAAGAGTTTCTTTTGCAGTTCTTAATTTAGCAATAGTTAAACCAGCAGAACCATGTGCGATTGAGTTCGCATTAGCTGTGCTTGTTGATCCTGTCTCACCAGTAAACGCAGTACCTAGTGCAGCAGAAATGATCACGTCATCCATAGCTCTACCCATTGCCATAGCAGCAGCTTGAGCATAAGATGAAGTAGGATCAATTAAGAGTCTTACTTTGTCTTGTTGATCTATTAAATCAGCAAATTCATAATCCGCAAGAGATACTCTACGTCTAGCGTGAGGTGTATCTATTTGTGGAGTGTCTGAATGTCTGCTAGTTTTTTCAACAGCAGTTACTGAGCCAACTTGATCGAAGAAAGCATTTTTACCTGTAACACTTTCTAATCTGACTTTGTCTCTTAATAACGATCCCATTTGTTGAGATAGCATTTGTACGTTAGCAGAATACTGCTGTACAAAAGCTGTAGTTATATTTGATGACATAATTGTCTCTCCATATTATTGTTAGTTAAAAATAATCAGAAAGGTTCTCCACCAAAAGGTAGGCATCTCTTGCATTTAGAGTCTGTTAGACTAGAGTCTATTCCTTCTTGCCAGTAAGGTTCTTACGAATTGTCTTACCTTTAATCCATTTATAATAATTTTCACAGATTGGCAAGGGGTTTTCTTTTTGATTTAAAGTACCTGCCTCAACAACTATCCTTAATATTTCAAGTTTTATCTCTTCATTATTAAGATGATTACTATCACTTGGCATCTAACATCTCTCTTAAAGTAAGCATTTGCTGTACAGATTTATCGTGATCTGGGTGTCCTTTAACATGATATGGATGGCTCTTGTCATTCATAATAGATGATATTTCACTTTCCAAATCTTTGCTTGTATTTACATTTTCGCTTTCTGTTGCAACTATTTTATCTTCTTGCATCATGCTTGCTATTTTTGCAAAACCTCTTATGATAGTAGGATTGCTACCTAATACAGATCCATCTTTTAAAATTGTTGTTTCTAAAAAATCTGCACCCATATTTGCTTTTGCTAATGCACTTGCTTGTTTTACTTTGCTTTCAAAATCTCTACCCCACTCTTGTCTTAACTCTTGTTCAGCTTGTGCTTGAGCAGTTTCAGTATCTATCTTTGCTTGTTGAGCAGTACCTTCCATATTAGTTTTATAAAACTCTAGTATACCTTGAGCTTGTTTATTATTTAAACCTAACTTATGTGATTGTTCTGCGAATTGTTTTATTGCAGTTTCATCTAAATTAACAGTTTCAGATTTTGCATCAAGTTGATACTTGTCTGCATTTTCTGGTCTACCAAGTTTATCATAAACTTCATTCCACGCTTCTTCTGTAGAATTGTTTGTAGGTATAACAACTTTATCTTGACCAATCATCTTTGTTGCATTGATATAAGATTTTGCTAACGCATCTATCTCTGTAAACTTTTCAATATTAGGATCGTTTCTATATTGTTCGCTTATAGATTCTTTCCAAGATGATGTTGTTGTAGTTGTTGTTGTTGTAACTTCTGGTTTTGTTTCAGTAGTTGGTTCTGTCTTTGGTGTTACTGTTTCTGTAGATGTTTCTGTCTTTTCTACAGGCACAGTTTCCTGTGTTGTCTGTTCGCTTGACATGATTATTTTCCTTTTTCATTTTCGTTTTGCAGCATTGATTTAATAAATAGAAGAACGCTGCGTTGTCCTTCCATGTATGCACTCTCATGGCTAT